GTGCATTATATCGTCCGCCGTCTGACGCCGACAGAATGTGCAAGACTACAGGGTTTCCCGGACTGGTGGTGTTCCGACCTCGGAACCAAGCATCCGACAAGTGAAGAAGTCTATGAATGGTACAAGATTTTTGAAACCCATAGAGAACTGGTTACCCACGCATCCAAACCGAAAACGGAGAAGCAGATCATCAAGTGGCTAAAAGACCCGGCTTCGGATTCTGCGGAATATCGTCTTTGGGGAAATGGCATCTACCTCGGTAATGCATATTTTGTACTCTCCGGAATCGTGTGGGCAGACGGATTGGAGAACTTCAAAGATGAAGGAAAATGATAAATCTGCAAAGATTCATATTCTTGTTGCTATGAAACGGGAAGCTGAGTATCTCGGTCTTCCGTGCAGCGTGATAGGAATCGGAGCAGAAAGTCTTCCGAATATCAATCCGAATGACGTTATAGTCAACATCGGTTTTTGTGGTGCTAACGGAATAAAGCCGGGAACGATTATAGAACCGTCTGAGGCGGTATCGCTTGAAACCGGTGAACGGATTCCTCTGAATCAAAACTTTGACTGTCTCCATACGCCTTGCTATACGGCAGAGTCCTTTGTGGACAAGCCTCTGTTTGAAACCGGCTGTATCTGTGATATGGAGCTTTTCAAAATTGCACGGATTCTGTGCCGGAAATTATATGTTCTGAAAATAGTCAGCGACAATCTCAATGAAGAAGAATGTGAATCCTTCTGCGGGAAAGAACGGTGGGCTGTGATCAGAGAAATGCTTAAGGGAAAGGAGCTGACATCATGAAAATAGCAATTATTGATGCCGATTTAATCGGCAGGAAACGGCATCGGTTTCCGAACCTTGCCAGTATGAAACTTTCCGGCTACCACAAGAGTTGCGGTGATGAGGTCAGCCTCAAAACAGATTATGAAGGACTGGATGCCTTCGACAAAGTGTATATCTCCAAAGTGTTCACCGATACGAAAGTGCCGGATGCCGCTTTGAAGCTTGCCAACGTGAGCTTCGGCGGTACCGGCTTTTTCTATGATAAGGCTCCGGCACTTCCTGATGAAGTTGAACACCATAAGCCGGATTACCATCTGTATGACGGCTGGGTGGCGGAACAGATAGCGGCGGGAAAGAAGCCAGGGGAGTTTTCCTATTATACGGATTACTCCATCGGTTTTCTGACCCGTGGCTGTTTCCGCAAATGCTCCTTCTGTGTAAACCAAAATTACGACCGTGTGCAGATGCACAGTCCGCTGTTTGAGTTTTATGACGAGAGCCATCCGAAGATTTGTCTTCTGGACGATAACTTTTTCGGTTGTCCCAACTGGCGGATGCTTCTGGAAATGCTGCAGGCAACAGGCAGACCGTTTCAGTTCAAACAAGGTCTTGATGAGCGTCTGCTGACCGAAGAGAAATGTGAAGTTCTGTTTCGCTCCAACTATGACAGCGATTACATCTTCGCCTTTGACAACATAGCGGATATGCCGCTGATTGAAGAGAAGCTGAAGCTGATCCGAAAGTACACAAACAAGATTCCGAAGTTCTACTGCTTCTGCGGTTACGACCGTGCGGACAAATGGGATGCGGACTTTTGGCGGCAGGACATCATCGACCTGTTCCGCAGGATAGAGCTTCTGATGAAATACCGGTGCCTTCCATATGTGATGCGGTTCAACCGCTATACGGAAAGTCCGTGGCGAGGGATGTATATCACGATTGCCCGTTGGTGCAACCAACCGTCCTTTTTTAAGAAAAAATCTCTGCGGGAGTTTGCCCTTGCCAACGGGGAGAACAGTTCAGCAATGCGGTATCTGACGGCTTTTGAAAAGGCTGTTCCGGATGCCGCTTTCTATATGGATATAAAATTCAGCGAATTTAGTCCTCCTTAAAAGATGTGAACTATCTGATATCTTTTGCACATAGGCGTTGACTTATGTGCCTGAAAGAGTGATCTATATAGACACCAAAGGGGAAACCCTAAAAACAAGGAGGATTACCACTATGAAAATCAACTACAACGTAACCGGAGCGGAACGCAAGAAACTGGTTCAGACCATCGCGGAGATTTTGGAATGCGATGCCAAGTACCTCGGAGTTCCTTCCTGTGCCTACCAGATCGACTACTTCACGGTCGATAAGGATGGCACCCTGGCCTTTGACGACAGCGCCGACAGCGAGGAAGTCGAACAGCTCATTGAAGCATTGGTGGAGAGGGGTTTTGAATCGGAGGTTGAAACCGAAGAGAGCGTCCTTGCCATTGCCTACCCGAAAGCAAAGCTGGGTGAGGACGGGCTTGAGAACCTCAGAAAGTACGTGGAAGCCAAGCACGACCTTTTCTGCGAGGCTTTCGGAACGGACGAGCTTCCCATCGAAGTCGATGAGGAGAAGGTTTCCTTCCCCTGGTTCAACGCAGAAGCTACTCCCGAACAGGTAAAGGCTTACAGCACTTTCGTGTGCAAGCTCTGCGAGATGATGGCAACGGCAAAGCGGGTGACCGCAACCGAAAAGCCCATTGATAATCCCAAGTACGCGATGCGCTGCATATGCTTGCGAATCGGACTGATCGGCAGCGAGTACAAGGAAATCCGCAAGACAATTCTTGCGAGGCTGTCGGGAAGCTCGGCTTTCAAACAGGACCCTCGCAAAGAGTACGCACCCGGCTGTGACCCGATTCCGACACCGGAAAACACGGCGGAGTTCGATGTGGAAGAAGCAAAAGCAAGACTGCAGGACCCTGCAGTGCAGGCAGAAATCAAAGCCATTCTGAACGGGGAAGACGAGGAGGAGTGCTGATGAAAAGCGGAAACGACAGAATCATTGCCATCCTGATGGAGCGGGATGAGCTGACCGAGGAAGAAGCAAGGGAGCAGGTTGAGGAAGCAGTCGAGCTTATCAACGAAGTTCTCGAAAGCGGCGGCAGTTACGAAGAAGCGGAAGAAATTCTGCTGGATGATTTGGGTCTGGAGATGGATTACATTTTCGACCTGCTGTTATGAGGAGGATGACCATGTTTCAGATTTCAAAAGAAGCCCTCGCAAGACTGAGGGAAACCTACAAGCCCGGCACCCTTGTGGAGCTGGTTTCCATGAACGACCCTTATCCCGGCAAGCTTCAGCCGGGATGCCGAGGACGGGTTACGGCAATCGATGACGTCGGCACGGTTTTTGTAAATTGGCGGTGCGGATCATCTTTAGGGATTGCATACGGAGAAGACCATGCCGTGATTCTGGACGATGTGGTCACCGTCTGCTACGGTGAACGGAAAGAATGGGACACCAGAGCGGAAGCCATTCAGTTTTTCACCGAAGCGATGGCAGGTTCGGAAGGCTCCGAAAGAGAGCGTTACACAAACATAGTGCTTGCCCTTGAGGCAGGAGAGAAGGAGGCAACCGATGGCGAGTAAACCGTTGATTGATGACAAGGTCTTCGACCAAATCATGGAGGTCCGCGACTCTGCGGTTTGCAATATGTGTTCGGTCAAAGAGGTTCAGTACCACGCTTACCACATGAACCTCTATGAATTGGTGAACTTCATCGAATCTTACCCGAAAGAGTACTTTCACTTCATCCTGACGGGCGACCGCGGGGAAGCGAAGGAAGAACAGTAAAAAATAAAGTACAGAAAGGGCTTCGGCTCTTTTTGTCGTAGTAAACGATATGGAGAAACAAACGGAAATCATCCGTTCCGTTTCCTCCGATCAGACGGAAATCCTCAAAGGAATCATGAAACTCTATGTGCCGGATGGCTTTGAAGCGGACAGCACCTATTCCAAGGGCGGCTTCTATAAAGACATCCCTCCGCCGAGACTGCGGTTTGACCTCAATCCGCAAAGCGAGGATGTTGTTCGGGCAGATTGTCGGAATCTTCCCCTTGAGGATGAATCCATAAGCAGTCTGATGTTTGACCCTCCGTTCCTGGCAACGACCGGAAAGTCGCTGAAAGAAGACAAGGGGAACATCATCAACCGAAGATTCACCGTCTGCAAGAATGAAGCGGAACTGCAAAACCTATATGCCGATGCCGTCAGGGAAGCAGCAAGAGTGCTGAAACCGGGCGGTATTTTTGTGTTCAAATGTCAGGATAAGGTTTCCTCCGGAAAGCAATACTGGATGCACTGCTTTGTGTATGAGCTGGCAATGCAGAACGGCTTTGAAGCCGAGGATCTGTTCGTGCTGACTGCCAAGAGCAGACTCGTTGCCGATTGGCAGCGGAATCAGAAACATGCACGGAAATTTCATTCGTTTTTCTGGGTGTTTCGGAAGAAAAAGTAAGTGTATATGTACCAGAGTATACGGTCGAAACGGGCAAAAAGATCGTGTAATTTATTATCGGTAAATGACTTGATATAGTGTCGATATGACGGTAATATACACACAACCAAAGGGGAACACCCCAAAAAACAGGAGGAACAGACCATGACAGAGAAACACATTAAGCAGATTGAAAGCCAGCTTCCCGCAGGGGAAAAGATCGAAAGAATGTATAAAGCCTTTGAGGGCGACATTCGGGTCATCACCAGGGACGAGAGCGGGTGCGAGATCCGTTACACCTGCATCCTGGATGAGAACCTCAACGTGACAATCAAGCGGTTCTGACAGAACCCGAAAGCACGAGGGCTGCGGCCCTTTTGCTCGTATATAAAACTTTTTGAAAAAATGCAAATGAGTAAAATCGTGGAAGCTTATATAGCGGGAACGTGATATAATGATATCGTGGAAAAATGGAAGTCGCAGAGATGCGGCTATTTTTTATGCCCTGAGGAGGTGAGTGCAGATTGCGAAAACTGAAGAAATATAAGCCTACGCAGTTTATGGCGAAAGGGTCCTACTATGATGAAAACGCTGCAGATTACGCAGTCAACTTCATAGAATGCCTCAGTCATACGAAAGGCACATGGGCAGGAAAGCCCTTTGAACTGATAGATTGGCAGGAACAAATCATACGGGACTTGTTCGGAACACTGAAATCGAATGGTTACCGTCAGTTCAACACTGCATATATTGAAATACCGAAGAAAATGGGAAAGAGCGAATTGGCTGCGGCTGTCGCTCTTCTTTTGTGTTGTGGAGACGGTGAGGAACGTGCCGAGGTATACGGCTGTGCCGCTGACCGTCAGCAGGCATCCATTGTTTTCGAGGTCGCGGCGGATATGATTCGTATGTGTCCGGCTCTGAGCAAACGATGCAAAATTCTGACGGCAACAAAGCGTATAGTCTTCCTTCCGACAAACAGCTTTTACCAGGTTCTGTCCGCTGAAGCGTACTCGAAGCACGGCTTCAATATCCACGGTGTTGTTTTTGACGAGCTGCACACACAACCCAACCGGAAGCTCTTTGATGTTATGACTAAAGGCTCCGGTGATGCCAGAATGCAGCCGCTTTACTTCCTTATTACCACAGCGGGGACGGATACCAAGTCGATTTGTTATGAGACGCACCAGAAGGCAAAGGACATTCTGGAAGGAAGAAAAATCGACACGACATTCTATCCGGTAATCTATGGCGCGGATGAATCCGATGACTGGACTGACCCGGAGGTATGGAAGAAAGCAAATCCCTCGCTTGGAATTACGGTCGGCATCGATAAGGTCAAAGCCGCCTGTGAATCTGCAAAGCAGAATCCGGGGGAGGAGAATGCTTTCCGGCAGCTCAGGCTGAACCAATGGGTCAAGCAGGCTGTTCGTTGGATGCCGATGGAAAAATGGGATAAATGTGCGTTTAAGGTTGATCCGGAAGAACTGGAAGGACGTGTCTGTTACGGCGGACTTGACCTTTCCAGTACCACCGACGTGAGTGCTTTTGTCCTGGTTTTCCCACCGGAAGATGAGGATGACAAGTATGTGGTGATGCCATATTTCTGGATTCCGGAGGAAAACATGGTACAGCGCGTAAACCGTGACCACGTTCCTTACGATGTGTGGGAGAGACAGGGATTCCTTCAGACCACAGAGGGAAACGTCATTCATTACGGCTTTATTGAGAAATTCATCGAACAGCTCGGAGACCGGTATAACATACGGGAAATCGCATTTGACCGGTGGGGTGCTGTCCAGATGGTGCAGAACCTGGAAAACATGGGCTTTACCGTTATTCCTTTCGGTCAGGGCTTTGCTTCCATGAGTCCGCCGACAAAGGAACTGATGAAGCTGACACTGGAAGAGCGGATCGCCCATGGCGGTCATCCGGTTCTTCGATGGATGATGGATAATATCTATATCCGCACCGATCCGGCCGGGAACATCAAAGCGGACAAAGAGAAAAGTTCGGAAAAAATCGATGGCGCTGTCGCAACCATTATGGCATTGGACAGAGCGATTCGATGCGGAAACGTCAATACTGCTTCGGTCTATGATGACCGGGGCATTTTCTTTATCGGTTAAGGAGGAAAAACAATGGGTATTATCAGTGGATTGTTTCACAGGAGGGATTCTCCCCAGAACAGAACCGC